CTACAGATGATGGTTGGTTAAACCAGTCTATGGCCCCTTTGGATCCTCCAGGTGGAGCTGTCCACAGAGATAGGTGCTGAGTAGGCACTATTCTCGGGCGCTTGCCCCACCGGCGGGAATCCCAAACCCCCTCACAAAACATTAACTTTGTCTTGTGTTTGAAGATCTTGTTGGGCTTCCCTTTCGATGGGTCTCCACGAGATAGCACCGCTCCGCACGAAGCGACGGTGGATTCAAAGATTTCCTCCTTTCGAGGAACGGTATCAGCCAACACTGCGTCATCCCCCGCTGTGATATGCGTGGGGAGGCCGGCCTTTTCTGCTGCAAAAGTAGTCAGGAGAGGCATGACCGGGAACGACGTCGAGTCGCCCATCGAGGCGGACGTTGTCGTCAACGGACCAGTGTTCGAGTTGATTTCGCTGTAGAAATCTGAGAATGATTGTACGGTACGCCTACAGCTCTCGTAGAACGGTTCATCACACTTGATCTTACGATCGAGATGTAGATAATCCGCTCGAGAATGCTCTGCGGCGGATTGGAATAGGCCATCGTAGCCCTCCAAATCCATCACGTAAGCAGGCTGAGTTGCCCGTAAATCGTCCTGCGGTTGAAGCGGAATTTCCTCTTTACAGATAATTCTGTGAGGACCGAATAATTTCGGGAAGTAAACTTCGAATTCTTTCAAAGCAGGGTGATGCAAAATGACTTCTGCATATGCCGTTCTAGTTAACCAGAACGGGTGAAGGTCAGTTGCAAAGCTGAGGTCCTGGCTGTAATAATAACTGCCAGGATCCTTATTCCGGAGCGAGTGCATCGGCACCGGAATCGGCCCGCCTAGCGAATGGCTATGGCGCGGATCCGTGAATAAATGCGAGTCAATCGCTCTTCTGAAGAGTTGGTAGACCAGGTTCGCCGCCGCCGCCGTAACAGCGGGGTAGCGAGCCTTGAGTCCCTTCTCTTCTGCGTAAATTGGGGATAGAGGGACATAGTCCAACATCCTCAATGAAGCATGCGTCGCAATGCGCAAGAAGAACGAATATCTCGATTCATTCGCCAGGCAATAAAGCCTGAGGTCGTCCAGGTACGACGGAGGAGATGGATCATTGAAGCGGAAGAATTTACTTCCGGATCTTCCTGTTCCCCTACCTTGTCCTTTCGCGCCCGTAAGACCCCAACTCCCC